AAGGGTGCCGCCGCAACCAACCCGCTCGCGGCCGAGACGGGCAACATCGGCGCCATCGAGAATCTGTATAGCACCTTGCTGGGGCGCAATGCGGATGCGGCCGGCCTACAGTTCTACCTCGACGAGATCGCGAAGGGCACCAGCTGGGACGCGATCAAGCAGGGCTTCCTCAACAGCCCCGAGTACCTGCAGAACCAGAACAGCGGGGCCAACACGGTGTCCGAGCTGCGGGTGTTAAACTCCCGAATGGCAAGCGTAGAGGAAAACACCATGCGTACGGCGAATAGCTCCAGCACCACGGCCAGCAGCACGAATAAATTCGCGAACCAGTTCGAGCAGGTGTCGTCGGGCGGCACTGCTATTTACACGGAACCAGCATGATAGACATTGACGAAGACGCAAGCAGCGTATTGTCGCCAATCCAGATTACGGCGGGGATGATCACGGCCAGCTCGCTGGCGGCGGAAGACGCGAACCCGGCATGGGGGCCAAATAACTACGCCGTGGGGGATCGGGTCTACAAGGCCAGTACGCACCGGGTCTACGAGGCGGCGGCGGCCATGACGTCGGCGGCGCCGAAAGACCCCGAGATACCAGCTAATCAGTTTAACGCGGCGGGGGAGGTGACGTACTGGATTGATGACGTGCCTACCAATAAATTCGCGCTGTTCGACCCGGAGATCAACACACAGACAGTGGGCACGGGCACCACGCTGTCGTACACCTTGACGCCCGGCTATTTCAACGGCTTTGCGCTGTTCGGCTTGGATGCGGACAGCATCAGCGTAGTAGCGAAGGATGCGCCCGGCGGCAGCGTGATCTATACCTATAGCGGCCCGCTTGAAGGATCGGCGCCGGCTGACTATTATGAGTATTTCTTCGACCGCTTCAAGCCGCAGACGCAGTTCATCACCACCGGCATCGACCCGTACAACGACGCCGAGATCGCATTGACGTTGACCAAAGTCAGCGGTCAGCCGAAAATAGGTATGTTCGCAATCGGCGACATGCGCCCCCTGGGTGTCCCTAAGCGCGGCGCGTCGGTGGAGCCGATCGACTTTAGCCGGGTAGTCACTGACCCCTTCGGGCGCACGCGAACGAAGAAAGGCCCCAACGCCACCGGTCTAACGATCAGCTGCCGGATGAATATCGAGGACGCCAACGCCGTGTTAGATACGGTCAAGGAATTGCTCGGTATCCCCGTGGTGGTGGTGGGCAGCTCGGCGACAATGTATGAAGCGCTGACCGTATTCGGTCTCATGAGCGCGCGCCAGCAGTACGATGACTTCGGCACGCCGGTAATTAATATCACAGTGAAAGGTACTATCTAATGGCCGCGACGCCCCCACCAGGATACACCCCGCCACCGGCGGATCTCCCGCAGCGCGGCGACCGCGCCACGTTCTCCAACCGCGTTGACGCGTGGGTAACGTGGTTCTCCACGGTCATCCTGACGCAGATCGCGGCCATCGCCGCCAACGTCTACGCCAATGCGCTGGACGGCGCCGCCTCGGCCGTCGCCGCGATGGGCTATCGCGACACCGCGCTGACCTATCGCAACGCGGCCGAAGCCGCGCGCGACACCGCCCTGACCTACCGCAACGCGGCGCAGGCAGCGCAGACGGCCGCCGAGACGGCGCGCGACGCGGCGCAGAACTACGCCGCCGCGCTGACGGCGACCAGCACCACGTCGCTCGTGATCGGCACCGGCACCAAGGTCTTCACCACGCAGGCCGGCAAGCAATTCACCGCGAACCAGACGCTCAAGGCGGTCAACCCCGGCAACGCGGCACAGTGGATGGTGGGCACGGCCACGTACAGCGGCACCACACTGACGCTCGCCGTCACCGACGTGAGTCCGGCGACCAGCGGCAATACCGTGGCGAACTGGGTGATCGGGCCGAGCGGTGAGAAGGGCGCGGCGGGATCGACGGGCGGAGTCACCGGGGGTAATCTAACGGGGGCGCTGAATGGTGCGGCGGCGGCGGACGTACCCGCCAGCGCTACCCCGGATATCTGGAGCGGCGCGGGCAATACACTGTTCCTAATCGGGCCTGGCACTGTAACAGGCTTTACGGCGTCGCCCCAACCAGGTTCCCGGCGCAGGTTGATTATAAGCGGGACCGTAACCCTACAAGACGGCGCCGGGATGCAGGTTTCTGGCGGCACGCAAACCTTAGTCACTGGTGATCAGGTCGAGGTGGTTCGTCTGGGCGGGATCTTTTGGGTGACCGTCAAGAAGCGCGACGGGACGCCATCGGTCGGAGGCAAGCAATACATGTTGGTACTCACCTCCGGCTCGACGTGGACAGTAGACGCAACCAGCTTCGAGGTGGAAGTGCAGGCCGGCGGGCAGGGCGGGTACAACCGGAACGGAGGGGGCGGGGGCGAGGCGGGCTGGTGCGCCATAAAACGTTTCCGGGACGCGGTGGTGGGCAGCACGGCCCTGATTACGATCGGCGGTGCCTCCGCGCCCGGCACCACCACGGTTGACCCCGCCTTCGGCGGCACCACCGCATTTACGCTCTCCGGCTTCACTGCGCTGTCCGCTACTGCCACCGGGGCAACCGGGGCAGACATGGTGATCGCACCGCGCCCCCGAACGCCCCGCGTAGGCAGCCTTCTGGTGGGCGCCGGCGGGGATTCGAATAACGGCTTCGGCGGGCCTTCGCTGGAGAACCCCAACGTCGCCAACGCGAACGGCTACGGCGCCGGCGGCAGTGGCGGGAACCAGAGCAGCGGCACCGGCGGCACCGCCACCGGCGGCTGCATCATCATCCGCTACTTCAAATAAGGGAGCACCTCATGGGCTGGGAAAATATTCCACCGAACACCTGCACCATCGACGATCCGGTCTTGCCGGCCGTCGAACTGCTGGATCAGAATGGCCGCATCCTCAACGTCATTGTGGCGTCCATGTGCGACGCTGAGTGGCTGTGCATCGCCTATGTCGAACTGGGCATGTACGAAGCCGAGGGCGTCACCGCGATGACCTGCCGGCCGCGCCCCGAAGTGGCTGACCCCGATGTTCCGCCACCGACCGAGTTCCCGCCACCTGGCGACATGCCCGAGCAGCCGCCGCCCGATCACGAGTGGCTGGAATCTCCTGCTCCCGAAGCCGAGGAAGAGTGATAGAATTCGCGTACATTCACCCTGAAAGGAAACATCATGTGCGCAGATCCTAAGCCCGTACCGACCCCTGATCCGGTGCCTACCCCGCAGACCGGCGGCGGCACCGAGCCACCACCGAAGCCTCCGAAGTAATATGCGCACGCCGCTCTATCTGGGGCTGCTGGCGCTCGCCGTTTGGCTGAACTGGAAAGACTGGCGCATGCTCGCGCTCACCGCAGTGGTGGCCGCGAGCATTTTTATTCCGGCCCCAACAGAATGGCCGACCTATTACATTTTCTGCGGTCTCGCCGAGATCGTTGTCGCCCTCGTGGCACTGCGCCTAAGAGCTGCTGCTAGTGTCGTTATCGCCTCCATCTGTGCCGTGTTGGTATTTGTCCACTTCATGGGCTACTATAGAGACGGGAGCCACCCGTTTAGCCAGTACCGCGCGCTGCAGGCGATCCTCGAACTTTCGGAGATCCTATGCCTATCTTTCATCCCAGCGTCCTCCCGTCTTCGGAATCGAGGAAGCCAATGATCCAACGCTTGCAAGACCAATTCCCCGCCCTCACCCGCTTGGCCATGGGTGGCGGCGCCCTTGTCTCCTGGTACTACGGCACCAACGACCCGCTCACCGGGCTGTACGAGGTGAACCGCTACGCCGACGGCACCGCGCTGCTGTGGGCCATGGCGCTGATCGGACTGGTGCTGGTGTTCGATGTGCTGCTCAACGACTGGACTCCGGACTACATCAGCTTCGGCCGGCGCAAGCTCTATATCACCTGGCGCCGGACGTTCCGGTATCGCCACTACCTCTTTGCAAGTTTGGCATTCTGCTACGCGGCGCAACCATTTGTTGCAGAAAGGGGCGGGCACAGCGTATCATTGTTATTATTTTTCTATTGGCATGCGTTCCTAAATATTGCCGTTGCGTTTCTAGACGCCAAACTACGATCACGAGGCCCAGGGTGGCAAAGAGCTTGCAGCTGAAGGTTGCCTTCTGGATTTATCTTTGCGCCTTCTGGTGCGCCGCAGCCTATGCGGCAGAGACCGATCTCGCAAAGGGCATCGAGTCCATTCCCTTCGCGGCCATCAAGTACACCATCATCTTCTCGCTGATCGGCGCGGCGGCCAACACCCTCAACAAAATCACCAAGCCCGACTTGCAGATCAAGAGCGTATGGCTTGAGATCGTCAAGGATCTGTTCTGCGGCCTGGCCGCCGGCATGCTGGTTTTCCTGCTGGTCAGCTGGACCCCGCTCTACTTCTCGTTACAAGCCGCGCTGATCACCCTCGGCGGCGCCGGCGGTAGCCGCGTCATCGATCGTGGGGTGGACGACGGCCTGTTCGGCTGGATGGCCGATATCTTTAACCGGCTGCGCGGCGCGCCGCCCGCACCGGCACCAAGGGAGGAAACCCCGCCATGAACCGCGAACTACTGAACATCGAGCTGCGCGCCGACGAGGGCGAGAAGCTGCGCTCGTACAAGGACCACCTGGGCTACTGGACCATCGGCGTGGGCCACCTGCTGGACCCGGCCAAGGGCGCCGACCCTGCGCCGTTCGGCATCGACCTGCGCGAGGGTAAGAGCATCACCCCGCGCCAGTCGGTGCTGCTGCTCAACCTGGACATCGACACCAAGATGGTGGAGCTCGACCGCCGCGCGCCATGGTGGCGCCGCCTGTCGGACAATCGCCAGCGCGTCATTCTCAACATGGCTTTCCAGTTGGGCGTGTCGGGCTTGCTCGCCTTCCGCAAGGCGGTGGCGGCCATGCAGGTGGGCGACTTCAAGGAAGCAGCGGCACAGATGCGCGACTCGGCATGGGCCAAGGAGCAGACCCCGAACCGCGCCGCGCGGTTGATCGAACGTATGGTGATCGGATGAGCCTGATTCCCACCTGGCCGATCGCCGCCGGCGCGCTGGTCGCTGGCCTTGTCGCTGGCGGCTTCGGTGCCAAGCTGTGGTATGCCGACACTATCGCCGACCTGAAGATCACAGCGGCCGAGACGAAGCGCGACGAGGCCAACGCGATCTCGCAGGCGTCGCAGGTAGCGCTGGCCGACTACAAGGTGGCCGCCGAGGTGATCGCCGCCGCCGCCCTCGGCGCGCAGACCGATCTGTCCGCCGTCAACACCCAGCTCGCCGCCATCCGAAGGAACCAGAAAAATGCGCCCCCTCCCCCTCTCCCTGCTGATTGCAAGCCTGGCCCTGTGCGGCTGCGCAACCTCGCCGAAAGCGCCGCCGCAGCAGACGCGGCCCTTGCTCGACCAGTACCTCGCAAGTGATTGCGCGCTGATCGGCGAGACGCCGACCACCGACGACTATGATGTGCTGCAGGGGTGGGTGCAGGAGGTGCTGATCCCGCGCTATGCCGATTGCGCTATCCGCCACCGCAAGACGGTGGACGCCTGGCCGAAGTAGGCAAAAAGAAGCCCGACGCGAGCGCCGGGCCAAAGGGTGGGTCTGCTAACCCTACTGCAAGGTGCCAGTCTAGCACAGGCTTGCGAGCAGCGCCGCCACGGCGATTAAAACGACAAGCCAGCCTTGCACCGCCAGATCGCGCTCGGCACGCACAGTGGCCCGTTTAACGCTTCTCCAGTCGGGCGAGTGCCAGCGGGTCATTTGCACACCTGCTTGCCGTCGCGGTCCATGCGCGGGGCAATCGAATACGACGGGCCGTAGCCCTTCACCACCAGGTATTGGCACGCGGTGTCGGGATCTACATAGCGATTGACTTCGCCCGTGGTGGATTGCTCTTGCGGCGGCGCGAGGAGCGTATCTTTCTGTGTGCAACCCGTCACCAGTGAGCCGAACAGCGCCAGCACGGTGGCCGACACGAACAGGACGCCGACGAGCCGCGCCCAGCGGACCCAAGGATCGTTGAGGGTGGGGATTGGTTTTTGCATGGTGTTCTCCTTAGAAAGGTTGTTGGGAAAGTTTGGCAATGTCGGCGCGCACGCTGTCCAGTGTGCCCACCACCACATACGAGGTGAAACGGTAGATTCCCTCCACATCGGCCATGCGAACGACGGCATTCCACTTCACGACGCCATCGGCGGAGAAGCGCCACCGGCCGTAGCCTACGGTGCGCGGCGAGTAGATGCCCATCGCGTGCTGCCGATCGGGCGTGGACAGGATCACCGGCTTCTCCTGCTCGCCTGGACCGTCCGACAGCGGCGCGCCATCGGCGGTATAGAACTCGCTGAAGGCGGCCGGCATGTAGGCGGTCAGCGTTTCGAACGTGGCGGCCTGCTTCTTCGGCACCACGTAGGCCACGTCATAGCGGATCACGGTCGGCGTGATGAACTGGACGCGCTTCTCGAAATAGGTGTCACTGGTGCGCTGGCCGGCGACCGGGTTCCAGTAGGCCATCTGGCTGAAGGTGCTGATGACGTTGCCCGCGCCGCTCGACTCGACAAGTCGGCTGCTCGACGGCGACGGGTTGTAGCCGTTCGTCCGGAACGACGCTCCGGCCTCGGTCGGGTTGTCGTTCTCGCCCTTGCCGTCGTATGACACCGCGCTTTGCAACTGTCGGCCGTGGTCGGTGTCGTTGATGTACTCGACGCCGTTGCGCACCAGCGAGCAGATAGCCCCAGCGTCGTGCACGCAGGTGCTGATCGTGGTGCGACCATCGGGCGCCGTGATCGAGACAGCCGGCAGCGACGGCCGGTAGATTTGCCGTACGCGCTCGGCGTGGGCGTCTTGCATGCCGCCGCACGCGGTCAGCATGGCGGCGAGGGCAATTGTGAGGATGGTTTTCATGGTGCGTCCAGGTGATGCCCGCCGTAGCGGGCGGCGGTTTATTTTACGAGCGAGGCGGCGTATTCGATCAGGTATATCTTTGGGGCCAGCAGAATTTGAAGAACTGTCAGCAGGTTGCAGAGCGCGGCGAAAAGCAGGCCGAAAATAAGCATGCCGGGAAAAAGATTTAGAGGACCGAGTTCCTCCAAGCACCACTTGCGATTCTTCCACCAGGCTGCGAAGACCAGGGACGCGCCGATTAGTAGCGCCAATGCGATGACGCCCGCCTCTGCGGCCTTCCACACCAGCAGCTGGCGCAGCACGTCCGGCATCTCGGCCAGCAGGAAGTCTTTCGCCGCCGTCGCGGCGCTGATCGTGCCGTTGAGGATCATCAGCAGCGCGGTTTGCAGTTGTTCGTTCATTTGGGTTTCTCCTTGGGTTGGTTGATGTAAGAACTATACACGCAAGTATTTACTTGTGCAAGTTATTTATGCGTAGCCCTTGGCCTTCATCGCCGCAAGCAGCACGTCCTGCACCGAGCGCTTCGTCTCCACCCGTTCGATGACCATTTCGTCTGCGGAATCCCTTGTTATTATGTTATGAATAAACATCGGCCGATCCTTCCCGGCCTGCATTTGCCGCGTCGGCCCGATGCGCTCAATGATTTGCAGGCGCTGCTCCAGGTTCCAGTCGTGACCGAAGAAGGCCATGATATTGGTGTGCTCCTGCAGGCCGTCGACGCCGTGGCCCATACTGGCCGGGTGGCCCAGCCACACCTTGCCCTCGCCCGCCTGCGCGCGACGCACGCCCGCCTGGGTGTTCAACGCAATGGCGTCCTTGCCGAAGGCTTTGAGCAGGCGCGCGAGGTCGCTCTTGAACTGGATCGACACCAGCACCGGCATGCCGGCCGCCTCTTCCACGATGTCCTCCAGCGCGTGGATCTTCGCGTCGTGCACCTCGGCCCACTCGCTGCTGCCCGGTGACAGATAGGCGGCGCCGTTGCTCAGCTGGAGCAGCTTGCCGATCTTCTGCGCCGCGCCGATGGCCTCGATCTTGTGCATGGTGTTCATGGCCGCAATCTCCATGAAGGCTTTCTTCTCCATTTCCTGATACAGCGCGCGCGCCTTGGCCGGCAAATCGACGTAGATGTTATTGACGATCGGGTCTTTCAGGTCGAACCAGTCCTTGGCGTCGATGGTGACGCAGATGTCGCGCAGCGCGCGCTGGATCTGCTCCTGGGCATGGTCCATCGGCTCGGTGCCGAAGCCGCTGTACTTCTTGCGGAACCACCGTTTCTTGAAGTCGTCATAGGTGCGGCCGAGCCGCGCGCCCTTGTCCAAAAACCACGCCTGGCCCCACAAGTCCTCAAGGCCGTTGGGCGCCGGCGTGCCGGTCAGCTCGACGATGCGCTTGATCTTCGTGTGGGCCACCCGGCCCAAGGCCTTGGCGCGCTGGGTGCCCTGCCGCAGCCGGAAGCCCTTCAGCTTGGTGCTCTCGTCGATCACCACCGTGGCGAACGGCCAGCGCTCGCCGTAGTGCTCGACTAGCCAGGGCAGCTGCTCGAAATTAGTTGCGTAGATGTTGGCGTCGTATTTCAGCGCGCGCATGCGCTCCTTCTCGCTGCCCGTGATCGGCAGCACGGTGAGGTGCCGGAGATGGTTCCATTTACGCACCTCATCGGGCCAGGTGGTGGTGGCCACCCGCAGCGGCGCGACGACCAGGATCGGGCGGTCGTCGAGCGCCTGCAGGGTGTCCAGCGCGTTGAGCGAGGAAATACTCTTGCCCAAACCCATGCCAGCCCACACCCCGCACCGCTCGTTGTCGAGGATGAAGTCGGTGATGATCTTCTGGTAGGGGCGCGGCGCGAAGTCTTTCGGGACGATGATCATCAGTGCACGGTCTTTCCGGCCTTCGCCAATGCCTTCTTCGCGCTGTCGAGTCGCCAAGGCGCGAAGTACGCGGCGCGTGGGTCGGCTACGATCTTCTGCAACAGCGCGATGCGGCAGCGCTCGGCGGCCGCCATGGTCTGGAAAGCGCTGGAGCCGATCAGGTAACGTCTGCCATTCGTGGCGATCGCCCACACGGTTTTAGGGCAGACCTTCACCAGCAATTGCACCTTGCGCACCGCGCGCGACGGCGACTCCAGATCGACGATAAACATTTCGCGCTCGCCGGGGCGCGGTACTTCGTAGAGAGCCACCATCACTTCACCTCTTTCAATTTAGCCGAGTATTTGAAGCCGTACTTCGCCAGGAACGCGCCGGCCTTGTCGCAGTTCGGCTCGGTGCCCATCAGCACGCACAGGCCGGCCAGCAGGTGCACATAGGGCGTCACCCACCAGCGGCGGCGCGTGACGATCTCGATGGTGTAGAGTTTCTCAAGCATCGGGGGTGTCCTCCAAATACATGTAGCGGGCGCCGAGGCGCTGGGCCAGGGCTTCCGCGTCAGCTTCGATTTCCTCGCGGGAATCATCGAAGTTCTCCAGTTCGATCCGGATAAACGTGTTCCTGCCGATGCACATCACGGCAATCACGCGCATGGCAAATCCTCCACCTCGTCGCCGAACGCGGCGCGCACGACGGCGAGGCAGATGGCGATCAGCGGGGTGGGGCCGGCCGTGGCGCCTACCCCACCGCGCATACTTGTCCACTCCTGGCGATTCGGAATCAGCCCCATACCGTGCTTCTCCACCAGCGGACCGGACAACGCCCAGTTCGTGCTGTAGTCGAGCACCAGCAACATGCCGATGGCGTGGCCCTCAAGCGGCGGCATGTTGCGCACGCACAGGGTGCCGGTGGCGCGGATCTCCAGGTCGGCGGCCGGTACGCCCTCGGCGCGGGCGGTGTGGTAGTCCAGCTGGGCGCCGGTGAGGTCAGCGGTTCGCATTGCGGGCCTCCGATACTTTGAATTTACGAACGCGCTGCGCGCAATCGCCACGTAACTCTTTAATGCGCCAGTACAAATCATCGCTACGCCCCGAGGGCGCGTCGCGCTCGTACAGCGCGCACAACTCGTCCCAGTTTTTCAGGATGCCAGCGAACACCGGTACGCGCATGCCGATGGCCGGAAAAGCGTTGAGGATTTCAGGCACGGTCAACACCAGGCGGTAGCAACGGCCAAAGTCGGCGGGGTCGTGCGGCGCCCCGGCACCGTAATTTCTCAGCGTCGAGGGGCGGATGCCGAGGGCCACAGCGGCCATAGTCTTTGAAGAGACGCCGGTATCGTCGCTGAACAGCCAGTCGGTTATGCGGGCGACGGCGCCAAGGTGGACAAGCGCAGCCATCACGCCACCTCGCACAGGTAGCGGTCAGCCAGAACGGCGATCGTTTCGAGCTGCTTGTCGGTCAGCGCCCAGTGCTCGATGTCGTACAGGTCGATGACCATGGCGCGGTCCGGCGCCGGCAGGGTGTTGCGCACCTGGGCCAGCGCTTTCAACTGCGCGGCGCGGCGGGCGTGGAGGGTTTCGATAGAGCGGGGCATGGTGTTCTCCGATTGGGTTGCGATGTAAGAACTATACACGCAAGTATTTACTTGTGCAAGGATTTATTTGAACAGCGCTTCGATCTGCTCGTAGCTGTCGATCACAACCACGTGCTGCCCTACGTCGCGCATGCGCTGGTGCTCGCGCGCCTGCGCTTCTTCGTGCGCGTTCTTCGGGAACTTGGCCGCGCCGCCCGGCGTCTTCAGCTCCGCCCAGGTTGTGGACGCCTCGCGGTTGTAGTGGGCATGCACCGGGTGGATGAACTCGGGCAGCATGATCACGGTGTCGGGCGCCTTGCTGCGGCCTTCCCACCGGACTTTGCGCACTTCGCCGCCTTTCTCCTTGACCCGCTTGAACAGCCGTTTCTTGATGTCCGCTTCGCTGGTGGGCGCTTTCATTTCCGAACCTCGCAAAGGTAGTTGATGGTGCCGGCCGGGGTCACTTCCTTGACCCGGACACAGCTGAGCGTTTCCGTTTTGGCGGCCGCCGTGGGGGTATCGTCGAGGTAGATCGCCAGCGCCCCGGCGGCGTAGATGAGGCCGAGGATAATAACGCCTTTCATGGCTTGTACCCCAGTGCGCCCAATGCGGCCCGGGCCTGCTGCACCGCGTCCGGCTCGTCGAACCATGCGAAGCTGCCGGTGCTCGCCAGATGGTAGGATGCAGGACCATCGCCAAAGGCCGCCTGTTCCACCAGGGTCTGCACCAGCGCGGCATTCGCGCCCGGCGCCATGTACCCCGCGATCAGCAGCGCCAGCGGGTCGGCGCCGTCGAGCACGCCGAACCAGTGCACCTCGCCGTGCGAGCACATCGGCACCAGCTTGTAGTGCTCGTGTGCGGTTGGGCCAGCGTGCACGCTGGACATGTTGCCGTGGACTTCGACGCGCTGGCCGGCGGCCGGGCCGCCGAGTAAGAGGACGGTTTTCATTTTGGTCCTTTCGCGCGGCGCTTAGCCGCTTTGCTTTCTTCGACCTGTTCGTTCCAGGTCTTGATATCGAGACGCTCGACGCGTGCCACAGTTCGGCCCTTGTGGTCGATAGCCGGAATCAACTTGGTCTCGGCGCTGACCACAACCTCGTAGCCTTTCCCGCTCAGCATCGCGGCCATGGCCGCGCCGGCGCTATTGTCGCAGAGAACCAACAGGCGTTTCATTTCACCACCTGCTGCGGGCCGTGGGTGATGTGCGACTTGATCAACGCGATGGCCATGCCGGTGACCTCGTGGATCTTGATCACCAGCGCGGCGCCGACCGGCAGGCGGGCGTGGCGCACCTTGCTGATGACCGGCGGCGCGACGCCCAGTGCGCGGGACAGCTTGGCGTCGTTCCGGGCGTTTACCATTTCGGCGACCAGGTCGAGCAGCATATTTTCGTTTTTCATGATGGGTTCCTTGGGAGGGTGGCGGTGGGGTTTTACTGCGGGGTCCAGCCGGGGGCGTTGATACGCACGACGGTGCGCAGCACGTCGAACGCCACGGGCAAGCTTTCGTGGAGCATGGTGACGTTGCCCGCGTAGCATTGGCCAGCCAGCATCGCGGTCGGGGTCAGCCCCGCGAGATCGATGTGCGAGCAGTCGCCGCCGTCGCCTGGCTGGCCGACGAATACGCCGCTGTAGGCGCGCGCAGCTTGCACGCTCGACGCCAACAGGATGCCCTCGTGTTCTTCATAGGCCGCGTCAGCCCAAGAGCCGCCAGCGCTGTGACGCCCACCTCCGCCGCCGTGATTTCCTGGAACTTCCACCGGCGGGGTGTAGCTGTGCGAGCCGCTGCCGCGATGACTACCATTTGGCGCTGGGGGCGGGGTGTTGCTGTGCGAACCGCCGCTGCCGCCATGGGCGCTCTTAGCCGGCACCCAGTATCCGTCAATGTGGACGCCCGGCCGGCGGTGCGAAGTGCCAGCGCGCACAACGCCCTGATCGATCATCAGATACAGCGGGCCGTCGGTGTCGACGCCGTCCAGCATTGCGTCAAGGGTCGGTGCCCAGCGGCGCAGGTTGGCTGGCAACGGCGCGCCTTTGCGGAACTCCTGCATGTAAACCCGTTCGCAGATGTGGGCCGCGAACGGTACGGCGCCGCGTTGCTGGACGATTGAGGTGAAAGCTTTCATGGTGTTCTCCGATTGGGTTGCGATGTAGGAACTATACACGCAAGTATTTACTTGTGCAAGTTATTTCTTGTAGCGGTACGACTCGAAGCCGGCGGCGGCCAGCGGCATGTCCGGCGCCGCCGGGGCGCATCAGTCTTTCCGGTATCGATACGCCTCGAACCCCGCCGCCGCCAGTGGCAATCCGTCCGCCCAGTCCGGCGCCTCGGCCATCAGTTCGGCCAGGTGCTCCGCGTTGTACTGCGGCTCGTCGGGCGCCTCCGCCAGAATCTCGTCGTGAATGGTCAGCACGATGGCGTAGCCAGCCTTTTCGATCGCCACCATGCTGGACGCCATCACGTCACGCGCAACTGCTTGCGTTATATTTTCGACAATTTTTCCGGAATATGTATCGATCCGGCCCCACTTCCGACTGTACTGATTCACGCCCGCATATGTTATCTTCGTCCGTCCACCTTCGCGCGTCGGCACCTGCCCTTGGCATGCGGTGCACGCTTCGAGATGCGCCACGCCCGGCGGTTCCTCGCCTTGCCAGCCGCCGACCAGCACCGTGTGCGTGCCGCCGCACACTGCGCACTCGCCGGCGGAATCGACTTCGAAGTTGCGCTTTTTCTTCTCGGCTTCCAGCTTCGGCGCCGGGTAGCAGAGTGCGCGGCCCGAGGGCAGCACGATACGCAACCAGGCGCCATCGCGGCGGATCTTGAGCATGCGCACCTGCACTGTGGTGCCCGGCGTGCTGATGGCCTCGCGCACCGCCGCGTCGACGTCGCGCCACAGCTGCACCACGTTGGCGTGGGCGTCGCGCCAGCCGAGCTTCAAGGACTCGCACACCAGCCACGCGCGATCGGACAAGCCCAGTCCCTCGGCCGGCTCGCGGCCCTGCTGGCGGTGCCAAGCAAGCATGATGTTGGCCTGCCCCCACACGTTGCCGGGGATTGAGCTTTGCGCGCTGTTGGCCAGTTCTTCCAGATCGATGCCGTAGCCGGCGGCGAAGGTGACGAAGGCGCCCACCCCGCCCTCGTATCCTAGAGCGAGTTCTTGAACCTTGCCTTTTTGTCTATCATTTTTAGTAACAGTTTTCGGATCGACCCCGAACGACTTGGCGTAGGACAAAATGTACAGGTCCAGTCCGGTGCCGGCGTCGTAGTCGCGGAACGCCTTGAGCTTCCACGTTTCCCCGGCCAGCCACGCCAGCACCCGGCCTTCGATGTTGGACAAGTCGGCCACCACCAGCTTCTTGCCAGGCGGGGCGGTGATGCAGCCGCGAATCGCGTTGCTCGTCAACTGCATCACGTTGTCGTACAGCAGATCGGCGATGCCGGCTTTCAGGGCCTCGATGCCCAGTTCAATGTCCGGGTTCTTCATGGTTGGCCGAGGTAGATTATCCGGCTGGAATAGCCGGCCAGCCCACCGGCCGGTGCGCGCGGCGCCGCAGTATTGCTTCGTGCCCCGCAGCCGGCCGTCGCTGCTCACGCAGTTCATCAGCGCCGTGTACTTGCTGGTGCTGGTGGTGGTCGCCTGCAATCGGATGCGCAGCAGTTCGCGCAAGCCCTCGGGCAGCTCGGGGTCGGCGATGCGCCGCTCCAGGGTAGACTTCTGCATGTCGGGCAGATCGACGCCGTACTCGGTCAGAATATGCAGCATCATGGCGTCGCGCTTGGTCGCGCTCTCCACCTCGCCGGACGTCATATCGAACGTCTGCTCGCGCAGCGCCACCTGGGCGACGTCCACCGCCGCGACAGCCGCGCGCGCCAGATCGATGTCCATGCACATGCCGCGCCGGTTGATGGTCTGGTCAACGTGAAACACCGCGCGCTCGCCGACCAGGGTGCAATTCCATTTCGGCATGCGCTTGTAGCACTCGCGCATGGCGACGATATCGAGCGAAGCGTAATCCTTGAAGCGCGCCCACTCGGTCGGGTGCGTGGCGGCGGTGGCGCGCCCGCGCTTGAGGTTGCCGGCCGGCGGGATGCAAAACAGGCGAATCAAATCCTTGCCGGCCTTGTCCTTGGCCTTGTCGCTCGGCACGCCCAGCACTTCGCAGAGCGCGCCCAGAGAGCCGGGCAGGCTGTGCTGCAGCGCCTGCACCATAGTGTCGTGCAGCCGGGGCAGCGGTATGTCGATGCCCAGCGCCACCTTCAGCACCGTGGTGTCGAACATGCTGCCGTTGTGCCAGACGGTGGTGATATCGTCGTCGACAAGGATCGCCGCCAGCGCCGCCGGCATCGGCTCGCCGCTGGTCAAGTCCCACACGGCCACGGGGCCATCGTTGAGCGCATAGGCCCACAGCATCACCTCGGCGCCCTCGGCGTAGGCCCACGCGCCGTGGCGGATCGGGACGTCGCTCCACGTCTCCAAGTCCATGAACGCCAGGCGCTGGCGGGGCATTGCGATATCGTCGGTCATTTCGTCAAATCCTCAAAATCGTTAATCGGGCTGCACTTCGCAACGGCAGCGTGGCACACGTCGCTGGCGGCGCAGACGGCCACCACGCGCTGGCACATGGCCACGTCGAACAGCACCATGTGGCAGGCGGACACCGGCAGGTGCAACTGGATCGCTAGCCAGTCGTAGGCCGAGCGGCGCGACAGGGTGCCAGACTTCCACAGCGGATCAAACGCGCCGTGGGCATCGATCCGGGCGCGGGCCAGTGGGCTACCCGGCGGCGCCTTGAGCGCCTTGCGGTCGAGGTAGGCTTCGGGCGGCACGTGTAGCGCGCGACGCTCCGCGCTGCGCACCTCGGCCTGCTTCTTCGGGCTGCGGTTGCCGAAGAACCGGCGCCGGCTGGTGCCGATGTGCTTGTCCTCGTGGTCGTCAAAATAGCTCAATTTGTTCTCCCCACATATCAGGCCAGTGCGAGTTAGACTTCTGGATATTCTCCGCGAGCGGCAGCACCCGCAGATTGTGCTCGACGTGCAAGCCGCTGACCAGCGGATGATTCAGCGGCACCACATGATCGACGCTATGGCGCACGCCGGTCTGTCGCGTTGCTGCCACCGCCTGAATGTAGAAGCAAGCGATCTTCAGACGGCTAGCCCATTCCGGGGTTCGCTGGCGCACTACCCTGTCGCGGTGGGTGCTTTGCATGCGCGGCTTAGGGCTGCGTTTCTTGCGCGGCACGAACAGCGGACCGACGTGGAAGCCTTCGGGCAGAGGTAGCGGGCGTTGAGTCACGGCCAAAATTCCTCCGGTATGTCCTCATGCGCAACGCCACGGGCGCGCGCCTGGTTGTAAAAGCCCTGCGGGTGCTGATCGCAATATGGATGCGTCACCCGATGGGGAAAGTGTTTGCCTTCGCACTGGTCAGGCCCGTTGCAGTGGCACAGCCCGCGCTTGTTGTAGGCCCGCTGCTCGATCCGCCAGCCCTTGCGCTGGCCGCACACCTCGCACGCCGGGATCACCTTGTAGTCGTCGGGGTGGATGCGCGACACGCGGCGGTGCCGGCATTGGCCGTTGCGGCAGCGGATCGAGTAGGTGGTCACTTTGTCGGCGCCGTGAGGCCGCGCCAAACGGGGGCCTGTTCGATCGACAGACCGCCTCCGGTGGCTGTCATCGCCGCGTCAACGGTGTAGCTGCAGTAGCCCCAGCACATGCCGTCCCAGTGCTGGAAAGTCTGGCCGTCGTCCGGGTCATCTGTCACGCACTCGTAGACCCCGACATGCACTGGCTTGGTGCCGGCGGGGAACCAATCTGTGGTTTTCATATCGTTCTCCAGAAAATGCCCGGCGCGAGCCGGGCGGTGGGTTTAGATCATGCTGTCGGCGTCGGCGCCGTCCAGGGCGTCGAACTCATCGTTCGATACTCTGGCACCGCCTACAAAGGCGTCGCCGTCTTTCAGGAACTGGACCGCGCGCAGCTTGCAGCGCATGCCCGAATTGTCGCCGTCCTGCGCCCAGAACTCGACCGAGCCGTTGACATAGCAGCCGCTGTACGGCACGGTAATCTCGTCGGCGACGTCGGTCAGGCGCACGAGCCGCTGCTCGCTGTCGCGGCCGTACGGCGTGCCTTTCTCGTCGCCGATGATGATGAACTTGCCGACGAATTCGGGCAGCTGGTCGCCCGAATAGCGCACGTTCGACAGCACCAGCGGCTTGCCGGACTTTTCGGTCATGGTCCCTTTCAGAACCATCATGCCCTCGGCACCGGCCCACGTCTTGGTGTTGCCGTCGCTGTAGGGGAACTGCTGCGGCACTGGGCGCATGGCGGCCATCTTAGCCGTGGCACGCTTGCCGTATTTGATCTCGGCCACTTCCTTCATCGCCGCTTCGATTTCCTTGTCGAGCTTGCTGCCCGGCTCGATGCCGAACGTGGCCGAGAAGCTGGTGCTGTTTTTGAAGGTCTGTGGTTCGAACAGGTCGTTGAAGAACAGGCGGACGTTTGGCAGTTTTACGATAGACATGGTGTATTTCTTCCTATTAAGTTTAGATCAGGTCCGACAAGTCGGAATCGTTTGCAACACTTTCGACCACTTCATCCATGATCGAGTCAAAATCGTCGGCCACCGGGGTGATCGCCACCGCTGGTCGTTTGTCGGCCGCTGGCGCCACGGACAGGCCGGCTTCGCTGCGGGTGATGAGCGCCTGCAACTTCGGCCATTGCTTCTTGCCGATGATGCCGTCGGCGTACAGCTTCTCGGCCGTGGTCGGGCTGATCAGCGTCCAGTCGTACATCACGTCTTGCTTCAGGCGCATCGACTTCATCATCTTCTCTGCCTCGGCGGCATCCGAGAACTTCCGGATACCCTCGCGGCCCTTGACCAGCTTGAAGCCGGGCACCTCGCCGCCGGCCAGCATGCGCCGCTCCAGCTCAGCGCGCACCGCCTTGGCCCAGCCTTCGACCAGGTCGATGGCCTCGCCCAAGAGACCCAGCTGTTCGTCGCTGGCGCTGGTCAGCCGCGCCTCGGGATTCTCCAGGGCCGGGCGCAGGGTGGGCTTTTTGACGATGAACTGCGCCGGGAAAGAGTAGTTCGGGTCACTCTCGCTGCCCGGCTCCGCTTCCTGGAAGTCCACCTTGCCCGGTGCCACACCGTGCGCCGCCGCGATGATCTTCTCAGCGTCGATGATAGACACCGCGATCTCGCCTTTGCCCAGTGCGATGAGGTTGTCGATCACCGGAGTGACGACTTCCACGGTGCGACCTTCCTCGCCGACTACTTCATCGACGATCACCTCGAAATCACCGGCGACCAGTCGCAGGACGTGCTCCATTACAGCCGGGCATCCGCCGTCCATGCCGGGGGGTTTCTTCGCCTTGCAGAATCGGCACTGGTCGGGGCCGGGGGCCAGATAGGTCTGCGTGTGCTCGGCCGGCAGCGCGCCCGACTCGGCGATCTCCAGTGCCAGCTTGCCGGCGGCAATCGCCCGCTGCTCGAACGCCCGCAGGTGCTCGACGGTGCACGACCACGTGTCGAAGTGGTTGAGGCGCGGCTGGTGCACGGTCATGCGCACCGTCTCAACCGTGCCGAGCAAGTCGAACTCGTCCAGCGCGCCGAGGGCGTAGAGCATCAACTGCTCGTTTTCTTCGGCGAACACCTGCACGCCCCGGCCGTACTTGAGGTCGATGATCTGGATCATCTTGTCGCCGGCGATGACCACGTCCGAGGTGCCGAACTGGTCCGGGATGGCGCCGCCGAAGATGGCTAGGCGCTGCTCGATGTGCAGATCGCCGTCTTGCACTTCCTCGCGAACGAAGTCCAGGTACTTCTGCACTTCGCGGCACATGTCGGCGTCGGCCGAAAAGAAGCGCCCCGCGTCGCGGTCATCGTCACCGGTCAGATCGATCTCCCAGCATGTGCGGTCGTAGCCGACGAACACGCGGGTGCCGTGGAAGAACTTCGCATCGTGCTCACCCTCCAGGCACTCCGACGCCAGGAAGTGCGCGGCGGTGCCCTCGTCGGCAAACTCGCTGCCCTTGTCGGGGATGCCGGCCTCCATGGCCAGCGAGCCGGCGCAAGCCATCCACCGCTTTGCGCCGCTCGGGGAGAGTTTGGCGTGGCTACCCATTGAAGAATCCTCCCCAGTTCAAAAGCCCGATCCAAATCGCGGCGGCGATGAGCGAAGTCCAGACGCTCTCTTTACCGGTCTTCGGCTTGCCGTGTTGCGCCATGCTGATGCCGACCGACAGGCTCAGCAGTACGACGACGCCAATCTGTGCGCCGGTCACGATCAGCCCCGCGCGGCCAGGATCTTGTCGCAGGCGGCGACGACGGCGCCGAACTTGTCCGCCGGCAGCTGGTCGGCCTTGGCGTATTCCAGTTCCTTGCCGACGCCGAACGAGGCCAGCAGGTCGACCATTTCCTGCTTGTTCTTGCCCACCTGGACCAGCTTAGGCTTGACGTCCTTCTCGTAGTCGAGCGGGGTGGAGTCGGCCAGTGGGTCGTCTTCCTCGACCACTGCGGCGGCCTCGGCTTCCTTGGTCTTCTTGGCCTTGGCCAGTGCGTCCTCGATCGCCGCCTTGGCGCTGCTCGGCTTGCGGTCGGCTTCGACCTGGGCCATGACCTTTTTCTGCTCGGCCTTGGCGTCGGTTTCCACCTTGGTGACGTCCGCCTCGATCGTGTCGGCGGCCGGCACGATCTGGCCATGCTTGCGTTCGGTAGCTTTCTCGGTCACCTCAGTGAAGCGGATTTGCGGGGCGTTTGCCTTGGCCAGATTGTTGATCGCGGCGGCCAGTTCCAGGATTGCGTTTTCAATGCTCATAAGATTATTCCTTGTGGGTTGTAGGTTTTGTCCGAATCGACAGGGAGAATGATTACACACGCTTTTGCGTTACGCAAGCAATTTATTGCGAATATATTTTGCTTGCGTAAAGTAGCTGTCTGGTTTATGCTGGCGCTTGTCAGTAACGAAGAGGGAGAAACGAAATGCCGGCTGTTCGGAAAAACTTTGAAGCGGCGGTGTCGATGTACAACTCGGGCGCTTCGATTGAGGAAGTGGCCGACGCGCACAACATGAGCCGTCAATCCATGTGGAAGATACTGCAGCGGCGCGCGGTGCAGATGCGGGCCGCTGTTCCGGCCCCGGCTTTGATGGTCGACGGCGTGAAGTACTCGCTCCGTGAGCATGGCTACTTTGCCGAAACCAAGGGCCGCCGCAGCTACCTGCACCGCGACGTCTGGGAAAAGCACAATGGCCCAATCCCGGAAGGGTTTGAGATCCACCACCGTGATGAGAACAAGGCCAACAACGACATCGCGAATTTGGAAATGCTGACTTGCTCCGAACACGGCGCGCGGCATGGTTTCGGTGGCAATCAGCACGTACCATCGCTCGGAAGACGGCCAATCAAATGAGCGCCTACTATAACGAGATCAACCCGTATGCAGCCCAGTGGCTGAGAAACTTAATCGATGCCGGCCTGATCGCGCCAGGTATCGTAGACGAAAGGAGCATCGAAGATGTCACACCTGAAGACCTGCGAGGGTTCACCCAAGTGCATCTGTTTGCAGGAATCGGCGGATGGAGCTTGGCTTGCCGAGCTGCTGGGGTCAGAGACGACGAGCCAATCTGGTCCGCCTCCGCACCGTGCCAGCCTTTCAGCGCGGCAGGCGCGGGAGCGGGGTTTGCTGATGAGCGGCACCTCTGGCCGGTCGTCGAACACCTCGCCCGCGAGTGCCGCCCTGCAAGAATCGTTGGTGAGCAGGTTGCAAGCCGCGACGCAGAGCCTTGGCTCGACCTTGTACAAGATGACATGGAAGCCTTGGGATATGCCTTCGGGGCGGTCGCGTTTCCGTCTGCGGGCGTCGGTGCTCCGCACATCAGAGACCGCACGTACTGGGTGGCCGACGCCTTGCGCGGGGGACCAGAAATGGCGCTGCAGCACGGCGGAAGCAGCGGATCGGCGGATCAATTCGGGCAAGCAGGTGAGTCTGGAAGTCGCAGCGCACCTGGCGGGCTGGCCGACGCCAGTAGCGAACGACTCGACGGGTTCGACCCATTGCTACAGTGGGACGGCGCCCGACGGATCGCGGGGCTTGGCGTGGAAACTGTCGGGAGCGGCCCGGTTGCTGGGTTCTGGCGAGATTCTGACTGGCTACGCTGCCGGGATGATCGGTGGCGGCCAGTTGAACCCGGCGCATTCCCGCTGGTTGATGGGTCTGCCGCCCGAGTGGGACGAGGCCGCTCCGATTGGCATGCCCCCGCCGGTAAAGAAGGCCAAGGCCACCGTGCCGGGCGTCTCGCCGGATACGGCAACGCGATCAACATCGAAGCGGCCCGCATCTTCATTGAATGTGCCTTCGGAACTAGCCGACCTGTTGTAGACGATCTCAGTGATTTAATTTAAAAGGAGCAACACCATGATCAAGAAACAAACCGGCCTGCAGATGGCCATCGCCCACACGGCAAACGGCAGCATTCGAGGATTCGCCCGCCTGCTGGGTACCGATACCAAGCAGATCAAGGAATGGCTCGCCGCCGACGAACCCGTGCCCCGCGCCACCAGCGCGGTGGACAAGGCCGTCGAGAAGGCGGGCAGCTGGAACAAGCTGGCCGTCTCGCTGGGCGTCACCCGCCAGGCCGTGGGCCAGTGGCTGCGCCAGGGCTACGTGCCGCTGGCGCGCGCCAAGGAGATCGAAATGCAATTCGGCATCCCGCGCAACGACCTGGTGTCGCCGAAGGTGCGCAGCTCGATGGGCGTCGGGGGTGATCTGTGAGCGCCGCGCTGGACTTATTGAGGCGGCTGGAGCCGCACCTCGACGCGCTCGTTTGCTACGCCAGCACCGCCTCGGAATATGAGCCGAACAAGCTGGTGCAGGAAGTGCGCGCGCTGCTTGCATCTTCGCCAGTCGCAGCACCTTGCCAGCACCGCATCGCCGATGCTCGTAACCCAATCGTAAAATCCGGCTATCTGTGCATCGACTGCGGTGCGCTGTTCTCTGCGGCTGACCATGCCGGGGCCGAACCAGCACAGCCAGTGCCATGACCACCCAGCCCCGGCTCGTCATCCCCCGGCTGATCCCGCCGCGCACGGCGGGCAACCCCACCCCGGCCCGCGTGGTGGCCGCTGTGCGCTGGGACTACGAAGTCGGCCTGCTGTCGATCGCCCAGTGCATCGAGCGCTATAGCACCCTGCTCGGCGCCGACACCGTGCGCGATATCTGCGCCGGCCGCATCCACCCTGACGTCAAGGCGTCGCGTTTGAAATTACTTTGGAGATAATTATGAGCGTATTTGAAGTGCACTGCGGACCGGTCGACCGCCGCTATCTAATGAAAAAGACCAAGGACGAATTGGCCACCTTGGTGCTGGACTTGCTGCGCCAACGTTGTGCCGTAATCGAAGCTGCTGCGCAAAAAGCCGATGACGAGGGTTACCACTGCCTGGCCGACGATATCCGAAACTTGAAAGGTTAAACAATCATGATGCGAATTAAACTATTCGGCCTGTTCATCGCCTTCGCCCTGCTGGCGCTGGTGCGCCCGCGCAAGGCTTTGGAACTGTTGGAGGCGGCGGATGCGGGCACCGCTGCAGTGCACCGTGAAGCGTTGCGCGCCGGCATCCACACCAACGGGCCGCTCGACTATGAAGCGGCGCGCCGGCGCGTGATGGGCAATACGCCCAGGCCTTGATATCCGTCACCCGCCCACCTGACAATCATCAAACCGCCGGCCCCGCGCCGGCGCATGATGGAACTCCGATTTATCACTTTTGAGAAGGAGTCCCATCATGTCCACCCCCTCCCACGATTTCACCGCCTGTGTCAAAGCGCTGTCCGGCGCCTTCGCACTGTCCTCCAAGGCCCTCCAGTCCGAACTGGCCGTCTCCCTCTTCGTCTTCCACACCCTCGGCGGCGCGTCGTTAGATGCCCGGCGCGAGCTGCGCGGCGTCTACTCCGACGCCGGCCGGCCATGCCTCAACCACGAAGATCCGGCCTACCAGACCGTGATGCGCCGCATTGGCCGCTCGGCCGCGCTGTTCGACAAGATCGGTGCGCGCCGCGTCGGCAAGACGGTCGGGAGCCTGGCCCCGGCCGGCGCCATCGCCGCGCTGGCCGAATTCCTGGCCCCGCTGCGCCTCGACACCATGGATGCGGTCGGCGTCTACGTGGGCGCCGCGCCATCCGGGCCGCCAGCACCGACACCCGCCACTGCGCCAACGGGATCGAGCCGCGCGCCGCGCCGGCGGGCCGCTGACAATCCCGATGTGCAGCACGTCAAGACGCGCCACATCGACGTGGCCGTGCCGCCCGGCACCCCGGCGCGCGAGCTGGTGGTGCTGGCCAATAAGCTGCTCAAGATGGCCCAGGAGATGGGGGTCGAGGCGTAACGGAAAGGGTTGCGCCTGGCGGCGGTAGTGGGGTATGCTAGTCGGGCCAACCTTTTATTTGTTCCAATTAAGCCCTGGAGGGGGTCTTCGCACCGGTAATTGGCCGGAAAGGTTTGGCGATCTTGAAGGCTCCCTCCAGGGCTTTTCTTTTTACTGAAAGAAAATCGCCATGTCTCAATATGTAATCGTGCCGGCCCATACGGGCTTTTACGCAAAGTACCCCGAAGATACTACCTGGAACGAAGTTATCGCCTGGCGTATTAACAGTGACGGCGGCGATCCACTGCCTATTACGTGCTACCTGATCTACGGCGCGTCATACGAAAGGTACGAAGTGCGTACTCCCTCGGGCGAAGTGGAGTCGCTGTGATGACGACCAAGCCCGAACTGCCCCCACTGCTTCCCGTCACCGTCGACGGCATCCCCGCCACCATGCTCGACACCGCCCGCTGGGCGCCGTGGCGCGCCGTGTGGAACGAGAAGAAGCGCAAGTACGAGAAGATCCCGCACCGCGCCGAGCAACCCGCCTATGGCTTGTCGACCAAATCGACGAAGGGCTGGGCGTCTTTCCACCGCGCGCTGGCCGTCTACCTGCAGAACCCGGGCAAGTTCGCCGGCGTCGGCTACCTGGTCACGGGCGAGAAGGTGCCGGGCAGCGCCGCCGACGTCTTCGCCCCGGGCGACCTGGCCGGCGTGGATCTGGACCACTGCCGCGACGCCGCTACCGGCGAGATCGCACCGTGGGCCGCCGAGGTGATCGCCAAGCTCGACAGCTATACCGAGGTCAGCCCGTCGGGCACCGGTTTGCGCGTCATGGTGCGCGCCGGCATCGACGCCGATACGATCGACCACCAGCGGGGTATCGAGATCTACGGCGGCACGCAGGCACGCTTCGTCACCATCACCGGGCAGCGCGTGGACGGATCGCGGCGCGACGTGCGGCCGGCGCCGGCCGGCGTGCTGGAAGGCCTGGCGGCCAAGTACCGGCGGCAGCGCACCAAGGCCGAGGTGGAGGATTTGCACCTGCCGCCGCTCCTTTCGGCGCTGGACCTGCCGGACTTGGAAGACCTCGACCTGCCGCCGCGCGCGCGCAATTTCCTTAGCGACGGTCCGGACCCAGGCACTGACCGTTCCCGTGCGTTGTTCGCCACTTCGGTCGCGCTGGCGCAAGCCGGATGCACCCGCGAGCAAATTCTGTCCTTGCTGGAGGCGAACGAGTACGCCATGGAAGTGGCGCTCGACCACCGGCGCCAGGACTACGATAAGGCGCTGCGCTACCTGTGGAAGGACCATTGCCGCGCCGGCGCCGCGCGGGCCAAGGAGATCGACGACAGCATGCGCGACGACTTCGAACAACTGGAACTGCCGCCCGAGGTGCTCGACGACTTGGAAGATCTGCTCGGGGGCGCGCCCGAGGTGGCCGGCCAATCAACGGCCCAAGTGTCTGATGTATATGGGGATTTTGACGATCTCGGCCCAGATTCCGGCGCCCAGGTGGCCGCCCCGGCGAGCCGTGACCTATCGCCGATCAAGGTGGAAAAAGCGAAGTTCGCGATTAGCGACGCGGGCGCGTTCGCAGATGGCCCTCCGCAACAGTGGATTATCAAGGGCGTGCTGCCGCGTGCGGAGGTGGGCATGGTCTATGGCGAGTCGACGGCCGGCAAGTCGTTCATCATGATCGATATGCTGGCCTGCATCGTACGAGGCGAGCCGTGGCGCGGTATGCGGACGAAACCTGGGCGAGTGGTGATGGTCGTCGCCGAGGGCGCCAGCGGGGCGCGTGGTCGTCTCAAGGCCTATGCCCAGCACCACCAGATCGATCTGTCCGTGCTGCCATTCGGCATCATTCCGGACACGCCGAACCTGCGTACCAAGGATGACGTAAAAGTTTTGGCCGCGCGCATCAACGAGTGGGGCGGTGCTGACGTGATAGTGGTCGATACGCTGCTTGCCAGCGTGGCCGGCGCCAACGAGAACTCAAGTGACGACATGGGAGAGGTGCTGGCCAACTGCCGGCGCCTGAACCGGGAGACGAACGGTGCCATGGTGATACTGGTCCACCATGCCGGTAAGGATGCGTCACGCGGCGCGCGCGGCTGGTCGGGCCTGAAGGGTAATATGGACGTCCAGCTGGAGGTGACACGGGATAAAGTTGTTGGCCGCGCCATTCGGCTGGAGAAGTCCAAGGACGGGGCCGAGGGCAAGGCGATGGGGTTTAAGCTCCAAGTCGTGACGATCGGCACCGACGAGGACGGCGACCCTATCACCTCCTGCGTGGTCGAGCACAGTGCGGGGAACGTCGCTTCAGCCGACCCCGTAGATGGTCTGAAGGATCCGCACCGCGCCGTGCTCAAGGTGCTCAAGGATGCCGAAGACATGGCCGACAGCCTGCCTTACGTCACCCTCCATGCGGCGGCCCTGGCACTGATTGAGCCGTCCGGACGCCCCGATAATGACAAGCGGTCTATCGAGCGAGCGGTCGAATTGCTCACCAAAAAAGGCTACATCGGCAAGACCGAAGGCGGCGAGATAGCCCTACTGGAGCGAAAGTAACGTGCAAATATTTGCATACACTCCAGTTTCCTCCGGAGTATCCTCCAAATAATCGGAGTACTCCGTTCCTCCACTCCAATCCACTGTTTACAGTGGAGTGGAGGGAGGGACTCAAGAGAGCACTTCGGATAACCAAGAAGTAAATTTTTACAAGGACAACAGAACATGGCCTGGTCAAAGGAAAGTCGGCAATCCCGTGGGTATGGTGCCGAGTGGGAGAAGGTCCGAGCACAGGTGATCGAGCGTGACCTCGGCATGTGCCAGGAGTGCAAGCGACAAGGCCGGGTGGTCGCCGGCCGAGACGTCGACCACAAGGTGAGCAAGGCCAAGGCGGCGCAGATGGGATGGCGTGATGACCAGATAGATGATGTTGCCAATTTGGAATATCTCTGTGTACCTTGTCATAAAGCCAAGACCGCGAGCGAAACGGGGCGCACCTACCGGCCCAAGGTGCAGATCGGACTGGACGGGTGGCCGGTGGAGTGACAATTCGATAGATTTTCCCTATGCCTCTGCGGTATCATTGCCACGCCCTCCCGCTAACCCTCCACCACCAGCGAGGCGCACCATGGCAGACGAATTCCCCGACAAAATCACTTTCGGCATTGGCGACGGCAAAGCCCGCGCGCTGGTGCGGCTCTCCGACGGCACCTACGCCGACCGCACGGCCCCGGCCGCTGGCGCCGGCCTGATCACCGAATCCACCGGCCAGGTGATGTTCGATCTCGGCTCGCTGCCCTGCAAACCGAAGTACGACACCGACGGCAACCAGATCGCGATCACCTACGGCCCGGATCAGAAGGGCCGCTTTGTCCGCCAGACCTCGACGTGGGCTGCGAACAACGTGTGGATGGGCGATTCGGCGTGGTCCCTGGTGGCCGGATTGGATGCACCATGAACCTCGACGAGAACCTGTTTTACAAAAAGATCCTGATGCGCATGCGCAAGGAGCTGCCGGCCGGGAATGGGGCCGCAGGAGCGACGGGAGCTACTGGGCCGGTAGGTAGCCAAGGGCCACAGGGCGATCGCGGCGTGGCGGGGCCCTCCGGGCCGCAGGGATCGACTGGCGCGACAGGGGCAGCGGGTGCTGCCGGTGCGCAAGGTCCGATTGGCTTGACCGGTGCGCAGGGTGATGTCGGCCCGGCTGGCGCCAAGGGCAACACGGGCGCGGCCGGCGCGGATGCCAAGCGCATCGACACCTACACGGGCACGACCGACGCCAATGGCCTGGTGACGATCACCTACACGTCGGCCTTCGCGGCGGTCCCCAGCATCCAGCCCGAGCCACCCACGGCCAGCAACCAGGTGTGGACGAAGGTGACCAGCACCACCACGGGCTGTTCGTTGCGCCTGGTGCAGCGCGCGGCGGTCACCGTGCTAGGCCTGGAGGTGCTGCTGGCGGGCACCACGAACGTGGCCGGCGCGCCCGCACGGGTGGTTGTGGTCGCCGCGTGATGGTGGTATGCTTGGCGCAATATGTCCTGATCCTCTGCCCTCGGCACGGTCAGGATCTCTCGTGTACCATGGACTGGGAGAACCCGGTCGACCGCTCGGCTTGGCGTACGCAGGCCACATGCCAACGTCGTGAGACGCAGCCACCATCCCGGTGCAGACCCTCCCAAGGAGCCGCACAACATGAAACCAGCAACCAAACGCATCCTCGAAGCCCGCATCCGCGAACAGTATCGCCATGCGCAGAACGAGGACGAACAGGCGTGTGAGGAAGAAGGCCGCGCGTATGGCCGCCGCGTGCACGCCAACGAATGCCGCGAAGTAGCCGCTGAGCTGCAGGCGCTGCTCGATGCGGCGTTGGCTGAACCAGAGGCCGACGAGTCGATCAACGACATGCGCGACCCCCACGCCCGCGAAGTCCAACACATCGACACCCCCGACGAAGAACCCGCTGGCATTCCACCGCACGTGTGGTTGTATCGCAACATGCTGACCGACCTGCAGGCCGTGGCGCCGCTGGGCCGCGACGAGACCAATGGCCAGTACGCGGTGGCGATCGATCAGTTGACGCCCGAGCAGGCCGTGATCCCGCATGTGGTCAAGCAGCTGGTGCAAATCCGCGACGATATCGAACAACAGTACCGCGAACACATGGGCGATCTTACCCAGCAGATCGACGGGACGCAAAGCTCGATCGTCGCGTTGGCTGAATCCCTGCGCAAGTCGGGAGAAGCGTGATGCGCATCGTGCTCCTGACCTTCGACACGGCCCTGACGCAGACCCAGGTGGACAACATGCGCACCGAGGCGCAGCGGCAGATGGGCGGCAACTACATCGTCATCGCGCTGCCGCGCGGCGTATCCATGACGATGGTAGACGAGCCTGGCGAGTACACGACGCGTTGCGCGGCGGGCATCAAGGCGTTTGTCGACGTCATGCAGGTCGATGGCCTTGGCTTCCCGGTTGAGACGAACGAGATCGTGCGCAAGGCGCCGCGCTACGTCCAGTTCGACGAGAAGGGTTACGGCACCACGTACCCACGGCCTTTCGTTCGCGATTCATTGGACAAGACCATGACGGAGATGACGTCGCGGATCGCGCAGGCGGTCAAAGATAAGTTGCAAAATGGCAACACGTAACCCTATGCGAGTTGTCATCCGAGAAACATTCCTCCAGAGCAACGTTGTTTTTCTGCAACACCCGAGGGGGTTGTCAAAAGTGCAAGTAGTTGCTTTCGGTAAGGAC